AATGTTTTTAGAACGCTTATTAGATTTGAACATAAAATTTTACAACAATAAAACTTAAAAAATGGCACAATTAGAAATTAATGGAACGGACATCCTTGTATTAATTGACCGCACTGGTAGTGGCACTTTTGTGCCAATGGCTTGTTTGAAAACAAACACAATGAGTTCGTCTTTGACTGAACTTGACGCATCAAGTAAATGCGGCAACAAATGGACACCAGGTAGTAAACTTGAAGCAACAATTAGCGGCGAAGGAAACGCAATCGACCAAGATGGCGCAAACACCGTAAATTCTTACACACAACTTTACGATTTGTTTAATCAAAAAGTTCAGTTCCCTGTTAAGTTTGGCAAAGTTCTTCCTACAAGTGGTGACGTTGTGTATAGTGGAACAGTATTTATCACAAAGTTTGAATTGGTTGCACCATTTGACGCGTTAATGACTTTTACTATTACGTTCAGAAGTGTTAACCCACCATTCACACAATCTATGACATATTAATATGTTTGAACTAAAACTTAAAAGCGGAATTGTTCCCCTAAAGTGGGGTACTTGGGCGATGCGAAGGGCGTGCGAGTTAGCGGGAACTAAAGAAAACCCGTTACCACTTGAGGAGTTCTTTGGTTCGTTGCTAGGTTCTGCCTACGATTTTAGAAAGATTGCTATATTCCTACAAGCGGCTGCGGAATGCGCCGTGCGTGGGCCTGTCGAATATACCGAATTTGATTTCGGTGACTGGGTTGACGAATGTGGGGGAATATTGGCAAAGGATGGGCAAATAATAGATTTCTTTCAATACGTTGTTAATACGACGGTTAACACCGTGACACCATTACCAGGTGAGCAAAACGTAGAACCAACAATTGACGAAAAAAAAAACAACGTCGTAGAAGTAAGTTAACTTGGGATGATGTCTTGGTGCAAGCCGTTCAATGTGGAATAAGCATTGACGAGTTTTGGAATATGACTTGGCGTGAATGGTCAATCTATTCTATCGCGCATCAAAGAACGGAAACAAACGAATGGGCGCGCACGCGTCGGGTTGCGTATATGGTTTACTTAATGGGTAGCGGTGAAAAAACTAAAATGAATGAAAACAAATTTCACCCTTTGCCGATTGACGAACCAGAATACAAAGGCGAACCGCTTGCGCCTGAAGAAATTAAGCGACTTTTAAATTTATACTCTAAAAAGAATTAAGCCGTGGCAACCGAAACACTAAAAATAGTCATCACGGCCGACAATAAAGGCGCTCTTACATCGCTTCAACAAACGGCGGCCGAAACTGACAAATTCAAATTATCGTTAGGCGACTTAAACACCCGTTTAAGTTTATTAAAAGAACGTTTAAATCAAGCAACCGAACCCGCACGAATTACCAAGTTAGGTAGTGAGATAAAAAATGTCACGGCACAAATTGACGAACAAAAAGCAGCTTTTTCTAAATTAGGCGCAGAAACCGAGAAGGCGGGTGGCTCGATGGGAAGCGGATTAAATAAAGCATTTAGTGGCCTTCGTATGATAGCAAACATCCTTCCAGGTATAGGACTTGCGGGAATATTTGGATTGGCATTAGGCCCATTGTTTGAATATTTACAAGGTCTTACAGGCGTATCGGATGAATTAAAAAAAGTAAAAGAAGACCAAGAAAAATTTAACGACGGATTAGATAAAGAAACAGGCGCAGCAAAGAAAACAGGCTTTGAATTAAAAGCATATATTTCAATAGCAGCCGATGCAACAAAGTCGTTAGAAGAAAGAAATCAAGCACTAAAAACGGCTAACGAAATTTATGGTCATCATAATCAAGCATTAACGCTTGCAAACATTAACACAAAAGAGGTTAAAGACCAAGTTGAAGGATACACCCAGGCATTAATAGCAAACGCAATCGCATCAAAATACGGCGATAAAATAGCGGATTTATACTATAAACAAAACGAAGCAGCAAGAGAATATGGTAAAGCATTAAAAGAATTAAACACGGCAAACGAATTAGTTAAAAAAAGTGCATTAGAATCAGTAGGACAACCTATTGGCGCGGCTGGTGATTTACAGACTACTGCATACATAACACAACGCGATGCAGCATTAAAAAAAGCAACTAAAGCAACGGATGATTACAAAAATAAAACTTTAGAACTTGCTTATGTAACAGGTGATTATGTTAAAGTATTAGGTAAAGCAAATGAATTAAACACAAAGTTTGGTGAAACAGATAAGCCAAAAGGTGCGGGTGGGGCAATGGCTAAAGAATACGATTTAGATGCTATAATAAATAAATTTCATAAGCCACATCAATTAGAAGGGTTTATTTTACCCAATAAAACAGAAGCACAACAAGAATTAAAACAATATTTAAACGACATACTTCCAACACTTGAAAGGTCAAGAAAAAAGGATGTATTGATGGCAATGGGTGGTGCATCGGCTATTGAACAATTACAAGGACGTGAAGATGGTGGAAAGTCTGGGCCATTGGCTCAATATGATGAAAAGACGGCGGCGGCAGCTAAAGCGCAAAGTCAATTTAATAAAGCATTAGCCGAAACAAGTCAAATAATGAATATTGTAGGCCCACAAATAGATGGGTTATTTACTGCATTAGAAAATGGCGCAAATCTTGGTGACGCAATTGGAAATATGTTTAAGAAACTTGCAGAGGATATAGCAAAAGCAGCAATAAAAGCATTAGTATTTAAATTAATATTAAACGCAGTAAGTGGCGGAACGGCGGGTGCAAGTGCTTCATTTGGTTCAATATTTGGAAAGATGCTAGGTTTTGCTAAAGGCGGAGTTTCAACAGGCCCGCAAAGCGGTCATATAGAATTGCTACACGGCACGGAAGCAGTTTTAACACCAGCGCAAATGAGTGGATTAGTTCGTAATAGTATGAACGCGGGTGCAATTACATCGATGGGCAACAATACACAACAACAAGGCGCACAACAAGGTGAGTTCACTATACGCGGAAATGATTTAGTTTTGGCATTACAACGATCTAATTATTCACTTAATTTAAGGAGAGGCGTTTAATGGCATACGGAAAAAAATATCAATTAACATCAGCGACAAAGAATAACACTACTGCGCTTATAGAAATATGGGAACAATCATACACGGGTTCGGTTATTGAATACCCTATCGTTGTTTTAAACTTACAATACCTTCCCAAATCGGATTTTGTTTACGAATCTATTATTGCAAGTCAGTTAGACATCACAATTGATGTGACGGACGATATTAATAATATGCCTAATTTAACAACTTTAAACGATAGAAAATATTGGACAAAGTTGTTTATTAATGCAACGCAAGAATGGTCGGGTTGGATATTAAGTGACAACGTACAATTCACATATTCAACGGGTAGAAAACTACTTTCTTTTAATGCAATTGATGGTTTGGGGATGTTGGAATCTATACCATTCAATCCGCAAGTTTCTGATACCTGGATAGATTATACACCCGTTATTTTGTTGGATATAATTAAAAAAGCATTAGCACAAACAGGCGATTTTCAGTTAAACATACACACTATTTGTTCTTACTATTCGTCATTAATGACAACAAGGGCAACCGATACATCGGCAGATTTGTTTACACAAGCAATGATGCCAATAAATAATTTCTATTTATCTGACGAAGTAACTTTCGATAACGCGCTTTCTGTTTTATCAAAATTATTAACGTCTTTAGGTTGTAGATTATTTCAAGCACATAACAAATGGTATATTATAGCAATCAATGAGTTTGCAAATGAAACGGTATATTTTACCGAATATAACTACGATGGCGTTGTGCAAAGTTCGGGAACAGAGGACACGCATTCGGTTGTGCAACCATTCACGGGTAATACATCGGGAATGTATTTTGTTGATAATTCACAAACTAAAATATTTCGCAAAGGATACAATAATTTCAAATGGTCATCGCCTACTAATTACGCGAAAAATTATGTTGTTAATGCTAATTTAAAAAAATTAGTTTCGGGTATGCCTGTAAATTGGGCAACGGCCGTATTAGGTTACACTGCTAGTGTTACGCTTGACACAATCACTTACAATACAAAGAATATTTTTATAATGAATCAAGGTAGTGTAACAACACCGAGATATGCAAAAATATTTGCAACCGTTCCAACGGCATTACAAGGCGATAAAATAAATTTCAGTTGTACTATTTATGGCGCAGACCTTAATTCGATTCGTGGCAGATTAGAATTAAGCGTTACGGCTGCGGGTGGCTCACCGCAATATTGGTGGTCAACAATTTCGGGAAAATCTTACTGGCGACCTACAAATTCATCACTTTATGAATTTGAACCCGTACAAAATACAACGGCAAACGATGTATCATTTGAAACTACGCCATTACCTGTTAGTGGGCAATTAGCACTTAACGTTGTTCTTGATAACACAACGGGTTATAGTAATACAATTAAAATAGGCAATTTTAAAATATCTTTTAATTCACCTATTAATACAACAAAAGTTAGTTCTCTTAACACAACTGATAATCAATATTCGTTAACAATAGATTCGCCGTATGGCTATCCTATTTACTCACAAGACGGAATTGATAGATATTATAACAACCAGGCATTAGGAACGTTTTACCAATACATTGCCGCGCATTATGTTGCTTGTAGTGGATGGTTCAGATATGGAACGCCAACAAAATTATTCCAAGGTCTTATTCAATTAATATTTCAACAATATATTAATTCATTTAGACGTAATTTAAAAAATATAGATTCAACCGTGTTTGGGATTGAAACATCAAACGGACGTTACTCGGCTGCAAAGATGTTAAAGTTTACAGATACTGATCCCGCGCAAATTAATGTTAGCGCATTGTCATATATGACGGGGAATAGCACGATTAATCTTGTGCAAAGCGAAATAGCTGCAACATTTTTGGATATATCGGATGTAGAAATCGAAAGTGAAATTGTAACCATATTTGATGTAGTAACTACACCACCATTACCGTACAATATTCAAATAAGGAATAATTCGGGTGATGGATTCTTTAATAATCTTTATAGTATTTACGGCTCATTCTATACTATCACAACGGGTTCGTTCCCCGTTGTGATAGTAT